ACCGTCAGAGGGTTCATGCCGCCCTGGAGGCTGACGATAATGTCCGTGAACTGCGCCGGAACCTGGCGAAGTGCCTGGGCCGTTTGATTAGCGGTGTTGCCAACGCGGTTCAGCTGCTCGCTTCCCTCGCCAACCTGCTCTAATGAGCCAGACGCCTCTTGACGGAGCCGCTCGAACTCGGCGATTGCCTGCTCCGCCTCGGCAGTAATGACGACGCGTGTTTCAGCCATTTCGTTTCGTGCTCCACGCTTTCAGCATAGCAAACTCCATCAATTGGATTTTTCCAAACAGCGCTTGTTTCGCGTTGCCACTTACACGCCGCAGCCGTATCCGCATCACGGACTCGACCCCCTGGTAGTCGAGCCCTGTCGGGCCGGACATACCGTGGCGCCACTGCGTGCCAAGAGACACAAAAAAATCCCACACCCACTGGTTTTCGGGCCATAGATACACCTCTGGCACCGCTTCTTTTTCGGCGCCCCACACGGCAATCAATCCGAGCGCGGCGGCCGCTTCGTTCACCTCGCTGACCCGGCTCCGCTCCTCCTCGTCCGAATGGAACAGGTTGAGTGCGAGGAGCCGTGCGAGGTCAGTTAGTTTTTTTCCGTAGCGCCGTTATTGATGGCGTAGGCGTTAAAGCACACCAAGGCCAGGCCGGAGATGTTGAGCAGCGCGTCGAAAGCATCTGCATCGAAGTCTGCAGGGCTGTCGTCCTCGTTCAGGACCAGACGCTGGTTACGCCAATCGGTGACCACTTCTTTCAGAATGTCGTTGATCAGGCGCTTCGAGCCCATCGCCTCGCGCATTTCTTCCGCATCCATGCGTTTGCACACCAAATCGAATTTAAATTGCACTGCGCGGCCGTTGCCGTTCATGTAATGGCCGCTCACAGGCACGACGACTTTATCGCCCACAACAATTTTGAATTTTTTCTTTGCGATATCCATAACTTTTCTCTTTCAGATGGCTTGTGCCTGGATTAGAAACTGGTGACGATGCGCAGCTCGTCGTTGCCCGCCTTGGGATTGATGTTGAGCTTGTAGCCCAGCATGCGCATGCCGTTCTTTTCTTCTTTGGTTGGCTGAATACGCTGCACGGATGGCATGTACACCATGCATTTGTCGCCCTGCACCGTGCCGTGCATCATCGCCACGCTGGTCAGCGTGGTGTCCTTGACATCGTTGAGGAACGCAATTTCTTGCGGCGCCGTCAGCTCCAGGCGTACGTCGCCAGTCACCTTGCGTTCAGTGATCGGTACCGATTCGCCGCCGATCAATGCGTTGAACGGGGTCGTGATGCCGCAGTCGATCGTGATGCCCTCGCTCGGGTAAGTCGAGCCATCGGCCAGCGCCGGCACGACAGTGGGCAAGTGGGTAGCACCGAACGTCAGCATGCCGCTCGTGGAGTGCATCACAACCTGGGGAACGCGCCACTCCTCCAGGTCGGTGGCGCCGACCTGCGCCACCACGTCGCCGCCATCGAGGCCGACGAACTTGAAGGTCAGCTTCGGGATCTCGCCCGCAGTAAGCTTCAGGTTCATGGTGCCGCGAGCGCCAACCAGCTTGTGCAGCGCGCCATCGTCGTAGTAATAGATGGTCAGCGATTCCGGATCTTTCGAGATCGGGGTGTAGTCGACACGGACGTTGGCGGTAATCACTTCGGCAAAGCCGCACGCACGGAGCAGCTGGCCCCACGCTGGCGCCACGCCCTTGGTACCGGAGCCGACGAATTCGACGTCGAAACCGACTTCTTTGTAGTGGGTGCCCACCAGTTCCTCGGAGTTACCCAGGAAGGCACGAATCACGTCGCGCGAGACGTTGCTCGAATTGAGCGGATTGACCGTTTGGTTGCTGATCAAGAGCGCGTTTGCGGCGCCAGTTGGAAGAGCATCTTCGCCATAGGCGGCTTCGATCTTCGCGGTAATCGCGGTATTGCGGATAAGACGGCTCATGTGTTACTCCTGGGTCGGATCGGCAACCTGGGGCGACGAGCGCTCCAGTTCACCGGTCGCGAGGTTGCGGGTGTAGCTGCCGCCCTTTTTCGGCTCAGCGTGCACGACGGGCGCAGCTGCAATCGCCGGCGACGCGGCCACGGCCGCGCCAGCATCTTTCTGCAATTTTTCGGTAGTCATACGGACAATGTCCTTCCTTTGGTTCGGTGGGAGATCAAAAATTTTGCGGTGGTGCAAGACAGTTTTTCATCGAGCTCATCGACGTCCCATGAGAGCGTGTCACCCGGAAGCGGCTCCACCCCAATGGCGGCGCCGCCCAACGTAAAATCATCGGCCAACGCGGCAAACACAGCCTCGACGATCGCATCGGACGCCTCGTCGGGGGTGCCGCCCACCATGCGCCCGTAGCAGTCGACCTGCAGCAGCGACTTCCAATCAGTGGGGCCGCCAAGCGTCGATGACAGCTGGGAGGTGCTGCGCACCAGCCGCAATGCCACCGCGTACGGGGTCTCCGAGTTGATTGCACGTGTGCGATGCACGAAGACGCGACCAGCGGCTACCCCGGCCAACTTCATAGCCGCTTCCGCCGCCAGCAGCAAGCCTCGGTGCGCCGTGCTCATGCACGCTCCAGCAAGACGATGGTGAGACCGGACGGCAGAAGGCTGTCCGGCTTCGTTTCGACCACGGTGTAGCGAGTGCCCTTGACGTCGACCTGGCTTTCGATGAAGTCAGCCGGGATGTCGGAGTTGCTGAGCACCATTTGCGGCGAGCTGCTCGCCATACCCACCGGCCCCACGCCGGCCAAGGTGTATTGGGCGTCGAAGATGACTGGCACATCGACGCCAGCGATATTCGCCACCGCGTTGGCCAGCTTCTTCATGACCGCCTGGTTAATCCGGGCCTCGATCTGGTCGAAACTCATCAGGCGTTGATCTTGATGCTGACGGTGGTGACGCCGGCGCCGGCAGCCGCAAAGGCATAGCCCGCTTTGACGTTGCCGTTGGCGGTCGTGGTCAAGCGGCTGTTCGCCGCATCCCAGTACAGCTCAGCGCCCTGTGCCACGTTGTCGGTCGCCAACTTGGCGACCAGCCACACGCCTTCCACATCGATGGGGCCTTGGGCACCGAGTGCGATATCCGCCAGAGCGACACCGACCCGCGCACCGGCCACCACCAGGGCGCCGGATGCTACCGCCACGGCACTGGCGGTGTAGATCATCACGGTACCCTCTTGAATGTAATTCTTTGCCATGAATGGCTCCTATGGAAAATGCCCCGACCGCGCTTGTGGCCGGGCTAGTTCGTTGAGTTACTGGCCCGGGTTTTGCACGAGGGTGCGCCAGTCGAGCGGACTGACGCCGGCATCCATGCGCACCTTGTACTCGACGCCATCGACATGCCAGCCGGTCTGCTGCTCCAGAGTCGGCGTTTCAACACCGTCCAGGTACGACACTTCCACCGTATCGAACACATTTTGATTGGCGGTTCCGTACCAGCGGGTCGGCGACACGACGTCCAGGCGGGCGTCGGAGATCACGTCGAAGGTGTTGCGCACCGAATTGGGCACCGTATTGTTTTTGGCGCCAGCACCCACTTCGTATTCGCTGTCGCGAACGACCGATGCGGTGCCTTCCAAGGCCAGCGGAACGAGCAAGTGCGCGAGGCGAATATTGAGCACTGCGTTGCCGTCGGTTTGACGGCCCATGAGCACGCGCATTGCGTCGACTGCAGCGGTGGTAATGGTCGAGCCCGCGCCGATGTTATTGTGGTCGACATGGAACAGCTCTTTACCGTCCGCCATCTTGCGGCTCGACGTCAGGATCGCGTACACCAGGTCCCCGATCGTGCGAATCGCAGCGCGGCCCATGCGGCGCGGGATCTTGCCGAAAGCGTCCAGATCATCGTTGATGATGGTATGGCGTGTGATGCTGAACATTTTTCCGTACGTGGCCAGTTGCACCGTTTCACCGCGTTCGCCGAGCGACGCGTACGTGTATTCGGCGCCGTCCTGCACGCGCTGCAGCGCCGGGAACGTGTTCAGGTCCACACGTTTGCCGGGCTTGAAGTCGCCCAAGGTACCCTTCGACACCCATTTTTCGAACGTTTCTTCGGATTCTTCGTAGCCCTTGAGCATCGCCTTTTCGGCCACGTTGGACAGCAGCTGCGGAAAATCGCTGCTGGTGTGCGTGAAAGCGGCGGAGACGAGCTTCATTTTGTCGAAGCCGCTCATGTTGACGCCGGAACGGGCCAGGCATTCGCGGGCAATATCCATCAGGTTCAAGCTGCGGAAGTTATTGGCGCCATCGTCCTTGCCCAGGTTAGCGCGGGCCAGCAATGAAGCCGAGACGCCTTTGCGGAACTTGTCGCGTTCGTCTTCAATGGTGATGATGCGACTGGTCGCCGCAGGCTGCGCATCCTTGCTCAGGTGTGCCAGGATTTTGGCATTGGCCTTCTCAACGGTGCAGCTGTGATCGTCCAGGCAGGCGGCCTGCACTTCGGCCAGGCCATCGACTTTCGAGAAGCCGGCGAAAGCCGCCGCGATATTGGTACGGCGCTCTTTGTCTGCCACCAGGGCCGCGCTGGCAGCGGCCTGGGCGGCCGCTTCGATTTGAGCAGCTGCAGCCACTGGATCTGGGTTTGGCATGGAATTCTCCTTCGGTGGGGTTGGTAAAACTGCCTGGGCTGGCAGCGTCGGCGCCGCCGCTTGCGGGAACGATGTGTAGCGGGCCTGGATGGTCGGATTGATTTGAGCGGATGCTGCGATCGGCAGGCCGGCAACAACACGGTCAATGAATTTGCTCTCCAACGCCTCGTCGGCGGTGTACCAATGGTCTTTACCGTCCGACAGCAGCGCCTGGGCGCCGACCTTGTCGTTGCTGCGGATCGCGTAGCTGGTGGCCATGGCATCTGCATAGGTATCGAGCATGTCAGCCATCTCGCGCAGATCGACTGCGTTACCCGAAACGTACTGCAGCCAAGGCGCGTGGATCATCATCAGGGCGTTTTCAGCCATTTCGATCGAATCACCGGCCATCGCAATTAGACTGGCCACGGACGCGGCGATCGCGTCGACCACAGTCGTGACGGTCGCTTTGTGCCGCTTCAATGCGTTGAAAATGGCGATGCCGTCGGTGACCGAACCGCCGAAGCTGTTGATCCGGACGGTGATAGCGTCAACATCGAGTGCAGCCACTTCACGTACAAAATCTTTGGCCGCAACGGTGTCGCCATACCAGCTTTCGCCGATATCGCCGTAGATCAGAATTTCAGCCGATGCGGCGGCGACCGGTGAGCCAGCCACTGGGCGCGTACTGGCGCGGATGGTGTACCACTTGGCTGGTTCGGTCGCATTTTGGAGAGGTGCTGGCATTGTGCATTCCTTATTCGGTCTGCACAGTCTCCTGTTTCGGCAGTCTCATTTCTAGGTAAAGAGGAGACAGCTCAGGGAAAAAAAACGCCACCCGAATGGATGGCGATATTAAAAGACAGGCGGTCCTACTTGGGAGCAGGCCCGGCTGCACAGTACGGGATTACCTTCACAACCTGGATGTCCTGCATTTTGCGTTGGGCCGCTGCGTAGTTGACCAGGTCGAGGCACCCCTGCCACGAAGGGCCGGCGACACCGACAGGCTCCCACGCAACAGCGCCAGTCATGTAGTAGACCATGAGATAGGCGTACATCATGGCGCCACCAGCGTTCCGACCAGAAGGCCACCAGCGTATTCAGCAACCAGTTTGTTGCCGACAGTGGGCCCGACAATAGCGCCCGCAAAGGTCCGAGCACCGCCACTGGGGGCAGCCTCGTCACGCCACAGCGTATAAGAATCATATTCGTTTGGCGAAATACGAATCTCTGGCTTGCCGCGCATGTAGTAGCCACCGGACGGATTGTGACCCATCAGGATCGGTGCACCGGGGCCGGCCTGGAACAGCGCTTTACCCACGGGGGTGAACGACTGGCCCTCTACCCAACCGAGGCGAGGTTCGCCGAGCGTGCGGTATCCCGTCTTCGGGTAGATCAGCATCAGTGGCACGTTTGAGTCCGTGAGGAACATGACGTGTTTATCGGTCACCAGAATGGAGGTGAATTGGCACGAAACGCCCGAAAGAATTGCTGGGATCGGGAGATATTTCCAGACAGGGTTATTCGGGTCCACTTCGGGGTCATCGCGGTACATGATGTAGGCGTTTCCTACGCCGGAGATCAGAGTCGCATCGCCGGTCGAGTCTCCCATCGTGCGCCAGTCACGATTCCAATCGGTATCCCGAGCAGAGCCGTGCATATGCAAGCCGCCACCGGCCGGGTTTTGAGGTTGCGTGTAGATATCGTAATCAAGGAACCAGTTCTCACCATCGTCGTCGGTGGCCCACCCATACCGGGCCTTGCCGATTTGCGAGGCGTCGGTCTGACCTCGAGTGGTTTGGCCGCCGTTGTACACATTGATCGTGCCGTGATGGTCGCCGACCTTGCCAAAACACTTATTGGTGAACCCCCAACTGTTCTCGAACGAGCCGCCACGCACTGTCAGCTTGAACATGAAGGTTGCCGTCGCCGGGTTGGCGGCATAGCCCGTAGATTTGTAGACGCGGGCGTTAATGCCGCTACCGCCGGACGTTGCAATAAGCAGCTCGCCGTTTGGC